ATCAGTAAGTTGTTACAAGGAGAATTTAGACGACAAGCCAACGGACTTGGAATGACTTTTGAAGAAACAACAGATCTGCTTACTGATTATCTAGAAATACAAACAGCGGTCGGTAGAGCACAAACAATGAGTAACAGAGATTTGAATAGAGGTGCTCAACAGTTTATTTTAAATTTAGACCAATTGTCAGCCATTACAGGAAAACAAAGAAAACAAATTGCTGATCAAATAAAAGCAGACATGACTGAAAAACGTATACAAGGTATTATACAGTCGCTCGAGTCTAGCATGGTTCCTGGTGTGCAGGAAATATTAGGAGGTTTACAAGGGTTGCCTCAACAAACACAAGATGCATTCAAAGAGTTGATAGGAACAGGCGGTGTACCTTTATCAGATTTTGCACAAAGTTTAGTTAGGTTGAATCCAGAGATTGCTTCGTTTGCCAGACGTGTAAGTTTTGGACAAGGTTCTATCGAAGAGTTTGAACAAGTAATTAGGAACACAGCCAATAGATCACAACAGTTAGGTCCTGGTTTCCAAAGACTAGGTGCTTTATTAGACGCAACAAATCAGAACCAATTAGCGGCAAATCTTGAATTGTTTAGATTTACTGAATTTGGTAAAAAACGAAATGAAGTAGAACAACAACAACTGAAAGCGATGGAAGAATTATCAAATGCCACAATAGGTTTTAAAGATGCTTTCAAAGATATTACAAATATCTTAATGGCTTTTCTAGCACCAGCGGCAGAGATAGTTGCGAAAGGTCTTGGTTTTGTTGCAAGTGGCCTTAACACAATACTTGGTCCATTAGCAGAATCAGAAAGTATGTTTGGCAAATTAGTAGGAGCAGGTATGGGAGTGGTCGTTGTACTTGGTCTATTAAAAGGTGCCGCCGTGGCATTAAGATTAGCATTCTCAGGTATAAGTGGCATTATGGGCAAACTTATACCATCATTCGGTGGCGGTGGAGCCACTAAAGCAGTTGTAGGAGCATCTGCTTTAGGTAAGGCAGGCCCGGCAGTGGCGAAAGGTGGCTTGTTTGCTGGTGCAGGTATTGGTGCACTATTAGGTTTATCCGGCGCAGGTGCAGGTTTAGGAATTGCGGCAATTGGAAAAGGATTACAAACATTTAACAATGTAGACGGTAAAAACTTGTCTGATGTTGCTTCAGCAACAAAAGATTTGATTGCGGCTTTGGTTTCTGGTGTTGCTAACCCCGTTGATTTGGCAACTGCTGTGTCTGGAATGAAAACTTATGCCAAAAGTATGTCAGAAGCACTAGATGATCTTGACAAAGACAAATTATCATTATATACTACAAAGTTAGAAGAATTAGCAGGAGCATTTAGAGAAGTGAACACAAACATGAGCGGAGCAATTACATCATCCGGAAGAGGCAGTCAAGATAAACTGGATGGAATAAGTACACTACTTGCAGAAATTAAATTGGTAATGGAAGACGTGGCAAACAGTAACAAAAACATTTCGAGAAAAACTTCGAACACAAACGTTTACAATACGTAGGATAAAAAATGAGTTGGAAAAGATATTTTACACAGGTCCCAGTAGGATCAGATGTTACAGGCAATTCGTCACCAATGGGATCAACTTCATCTGGCACAGCCGGCCCGGCAAGAACAAACTATTCATCATATCTACCTGATGTATACACAGGCTCTCCAAACAGGATTGAAAGATACGGACAATACAACACAATGGACTTAGATTCTGAAGTCAATGCGGCTTTGGATATACTGGCTGAATTTTGTACCCAACAAAATCCAAACAATAGCACTGTGTTTAAAATGCATTTTAAACAGAGAGCAACTAATTCAGAAGTACAAATTTTAAAACAATATCTACAACAATGGTGTAAAATGAATGACTTCAACAAAAGAATGTTTAAAATTTTACGTAATGTGTTCAAATATGGCGATGCATTCTTTGTTAGAGATCCAGAAACAAAAAAATGGTTCCATGTAGATCCTGCAAAAGTAACAAAAATTATTGTAAATGAAAGCACAGGAAAAACTCCTGAGCAATACATCATAAAAGATATTAATTTTAATTTTAAAAACATGGTTGCAACCACTCCATATCAAACTTCAGGAAACGTAACAGCAGGTGGGTCAGGATATTTGACAGGTGGTGCAAGAGGTTATGTAGGCGCGAGTGGACATGACTACGCAACATCATCAGGCTCAAGATTTACAACAGGAATGAAGGAGATCGCAGTTGATTCTGAACACGTGGTGCATTTAAGTTTGTCTGAAGGATTAGATAATAATTTCCCATTTGGTAATTCATTGCTCGAAGCAGTGTTTAAAGTGTTTAAACAAAAAGAATTATTGGAAGATGCTATTATTATATACAGAACACAAAGGGCACCTGAAAGACGTGTGTTCTATATTGACGTTGGTAATATGCCAAGTCACCTTGCAATGCAATTTGTTGAAAGAGTTAAAACTGAAATACACCAAAGACGTATTCCAAGTGCAACAGGTGGAGGAACAAGTGTAATTGATTCTGCATATAATCCTTTATCTACAAACGAAGACTACTTCTTTCCACAAACAGCAGAAGGTAGAGGTTCTAAAGTCGAAACATTACCTGGTGGTACAAACTTAGGCGAGATTGATGATCTTAAATTCTTTACAAATAAACTGTTTAGAGGTTTAAGAATACCAAGTTCATACTTGCCAACAGGAGCAGATGATTCAAATAGTCAGTACAATGATGGAAGAGTTGGTACAGCATACATTCAAGAATTAAGATTCAACAAATATTGCGAAAGATTACAAAATTTAATAGTGGATGAGTTTAATCAAGAATTTAAAAGATACCTTTTGGAAAAAGGAATCAATATTGATACATCAATGTTTGATTTGAAAATGCAACCACCAATGAATTTTGCATCATACAGACAAGCAGAATTAGACAATCAAAGAATATCAACATTTACACAGTTGTCAGCAGTGCCACACGTTAGCAAACGTTACGCATTGATGAGATTTTTAGGCTTAACAGAAGAAGAAATGGCTGAAAACGAAAGATTGTGGAGAGAAGAGAACGATGATACACTTGGTGCAAGACCTACTGAAAGCACAGGCGAGTTAAGAAGTGCTGGAATCAGTGGAGCAGGCATCCAACAAGATTTAGATAACGTGGATCAGGAAGCAGGTACAGGAGATGAACCTGAAGGCGGACAATCACCAGTGGGCGGAACAGGAACAACTACACCAACGCCTGATCAGACAGGTGGTGCTGGTGGACAAACTCCTCCTACTACATAAATATTGTCATGATACTGAGAGAACTTTTTTACTTCGATAAAAATACATTGGAAAATGGTGAGAATAAAGGTTATTCTCCTAGCGATGACCAGTCTATTATTTCTAAAGACGACACACGTAAGACTAGATTAACACTGAAGCAGATCAATAGAGCCAGAATGGCGGGCGAATTTCATAAAGAAGAGCAAGAGAAAGAATTAGAATTCATCAGAAAAATGTATTCTGCGGATCAACAAGCAGAGATTTAACCATGTCAACAGCATTTGTGCTAGGTAACGGCACAAGTAGGCAAGGAATTGCCTTAGAGCCATTGCGAGATTATGGCAAAATATATGCCTGCAATGCCGTGTTCAGAGAGTTTGACCCGGATTACTTGGTGGCAGTAGACGCCAAAATGATATTCGAAATATGTGGTGCGAACTATCAATACAAAATCCCTGTATGGACCAATGAAAATCGAGCATTCAAGAAGTTTAAAAAACTAAATTACTTTTCACCACCGCTTGGTTGGAGTTCAGGGCCAACTGCCTTGCACCTTGCCACTAAAAACGCCCACACAAGACTGTATTTGTTGGGTTGGGACTTCATAGGCACAAGGGAAGGCAAGTTAAACAACCTATATGCAGACACAAAGAACTACAAGAAAAGCACAGACGTGGCTACCTACCATGGTAACTGGATGCGTCAAACTTGCATTATCCTGCAGAAAAATCCTTTAAAGAGATATATACGTGTAGTCAGAGATGGTAAATCGACGTTCAAGGCGCAAGATTTACACAAATACGCGAATTACAGTGAGATTACTATTTCTGAGTTTAAGAATACACACAACCTGCCGTAAACAGGGCCATTTTGGGCCTATTACCTGCCGTTTTGGCTAATTAAAACTAAATAATATTTGACAGTACTATAATCTTAACTTACGGAGGAAAACAGATGTCAGAACAAAAAAATAAGTTCGAAGCAATGTTAGAAAAACTCGTAGCCGATGATAAACAAGGCGCAGAAGAGTTATTCCACGACATTGTTGTAGAAAAATCAAGAGAGATTTATGAAAATCTTCTTGAAGGCGATTTAGAAGATGCAAAAGTTGAAGAAAAAACAGAAGAAAAAACTGATGCAAAAGCCAAAGAAGATAAAAAAGACGAAGCAGTAGAAGAGAAAACAGACGCTTCTGAAAAAGAAGAAGATGCTGTAGAAGAAAAAACTGAAACTTCTGAAAAAGAAGAGGACGCTGTAGAAGAAAAAGCAGACGATTCTGAAAAAGCAGAAGACAAAGTTGAAGAAGTATCTACTGATGAAGCAGATGAAAAAGCAGAAGAAACTGCTGAAATCCCTGCTGAACAAGAAATTTCGCCAGAAGCACACGGTGGAGATGCAACTGATGATATGATCGGTGATATCGAAGCAGACAAAGGCGAAGAAGGCAACGATGACAACGGTGAAGAAGACATCGAAGACAGAGTTGTTGATTTAGAAGATGCTATTGATGACCTTAAAGCAGAATTTGAAAAAATGATGAATGATAAGGAAGATGGCGAAGGCGACGACGAAGACTCTGAAGGCGACGAAGAGAAAGAAGACGAAGCAATCGCAACTCAATCAGCAGAGGGAGAAGTAGAAGTTGCTCCCGAACTTGGTGACCAACCAGCAGTTGAGTCTAAAGAAGCACCTAAAACTGCAACAGAAGAAATTAGAGAGTATGTAAACAAAGTTAGTGCATCACACACTGACGGTTCAGACAACTCAACAAAATCTCCAGTTGCTGGCAAAAATGACATGGGTGGATCTTCAAGCAATATAGCACAAGGTGGCGAAGAGTCAGGTAGACCAGCACCAAAGGCTAAAGATGAAGATGCAGGAAATGTTAACAAACCAGGTGCAAAGGCTAAAATGAATGCGGCACCAAAGGCTCAGACTAAAGCAGGTGATGACGGTTCATCTACAAAGTCAACATTGGGCAGTTAATAACCGTTAGGATATAAAAGGATGTTATCATTACGTGAGACGCTGACCTTCGACCAAGCAAAAATAGTCGTTGAGTCCAAAGATGAAAACAACGGAAAATCCCTTTACATGAAGGGTATTTGTATACAGGGTGGTGTGAAAAACGCTAACCAAAGAGTATACCCCGTGAGTGAGATCAGTAGGGCTGTCAGCACACTTAACGACCAAATAACTGGTGGATATTCAGTGTTAGGCGAAGTTGATCATCCGGAAGGTCTTAACATTAATTTGGACAGAGTCAGCCATATGTTAACAGATATGTGGATGGAAGGTCCAAACGGATACGGAAAATTAAAAATATTACCGACCCCTATGGGAAAACTTGTTGAAACAATGCTACAAAGCGGCGTGAAACTTGGTGTTTCTAGTAGGGGTTCAGGTAACGTTAAAGAAGACGGATCCGGACAAGTATCAGATTTTGAAATTATTACAGTAGATGTTGTTGCACAACCAAGTGCACCAGGAGCCTATCCAACTCCAATCTACGAACAGTTAATGAATTCTAAAGGTGGATATAAGGCGTTACAAACAGCAAGGGACACAAAGGCACAAAAATATCTAAAAGAGGCGTTGGTTAACATAATCAACGGACTCAAATAGTAGGAGAAAATAAATGTTAGATGCACTGAAATCACTCTTCGAAAACAACGCAATTTCGGAAGAGATCAGAGCAGAGATTGAATCCGCTTGGAACGAAAAAGTGGAGGAAAACAAACACGCAGTAACGTCAGAACTTCGCGAAGAGTTTGCGAAGAAGTATGAACATGACAAAGCACAGATGGTCGAAGCCATTGACGCTATGGTTAATGAAAAGTTACAGGCGGAAATTGCTGAATTTGCCGAAGATCGTAAACAGTTGGCTGAACAAAAAGCCAAGTATGCGGTGGCTATGAAGGAAGATTCAGCGAAGTTGAAAGGCTTTGTGTTTGAAAGACTTAAATCTGAAATCAGCGAATTACACGCAGACCAAAAAGTTATGGCAGAAAACTTCCAGAAACTTGAGGAATTCGTAGTTGATGCTCTATCTAAAGAAATCGCAGAGTTTAACGAAGACAAACAAGACGTCGCAGAGACGAAAGTACGTCTTATCAGAGAAGCAAAAGCACACTTTGAAAAAGTAAGAACGAAGTTCATTACAAAGAGTGCTGAAGCAGTGACTACTATCGTTGAGAAAACATTGAAAAATGAAATTTCTCAATTGAGAGAAGACATTGACGCGGCTCGTAAAAACGACTTTGGTCGCAGACTGTACGAATCTTACGCTCAAGAATATTCACAATCTTTCTTGAACGAAAAAGGTGAGACAGCAAAACTTCTTAAAGTAGTTGACACAACAAAACTACAGGCGGAAGAAGCGAAAAAGACTGCTGAAGAGTTCAAGGCACAGGTTACAGCGAAAGAGGCTGAAATCAAATCGCTAAAGGAATCAGCAGAGAGAGAAAAAGTAATCAACGACTTGGTCAAGCCGTTGAATACAGAACAAAAAGATATAATGACAAATCTACTGGAGAGCGTGGAGACTGGAAAGTTGCAAAAGCAATTTGAAAAGTATATGCCAGCGGTTATCAATGGTAATTCTCCAGCGAAAAAACAGGCATTGAAAGAAGGCACAGAAGTAACAGGCGATAAACAAGAAACAGTTAGTAAACCCTTAGGTCAATTCAACGGTAACATTGTTGATATAAAAAGACTTGCAGGGATATAACATTAAGGAGAAAAAACAATGTCAGAACTAACAGAAGCTCGCTGGCAGGATACAAAGACAGCATTACTAGAAGGTCTTTCTGGTAATCAGAAGTCTGTAATGGAAGTGACTTTAGAGAATACAAGATCGTATTTGAACGAAGCCGCTACGGCAGGTGCCACTTCAGCAGGTAATGTTGCAACTTTGAACAGAGTGATTCTACCAGTAATTAGACGGGTTATGCCGACTGTAATTGCTAACGAATTGGTTGGAGTACAACCGATGACTGGCCCAGTTGGACAAATCCACACTCTAAGGGTAAGATACGCTGACACAACATCAGGTGGTGCTACAAACACTACTGCTGGTGAAGAAGCGTTATCACCATTCAAGATCGCAGAAGCATATTCTGGAAACGACGGCAATCCGGCTAAAGGTGCATCAACAGCCTCTTTAGAAGGTACTGCAGGTAACAGATTATCAATCCAAATCTTGAAACAAACAGTTGAAGCAAAAACTCGTAAGTTATCAGCAAGATGGACTTTTGAGTCGGCTCAAGACGCTCAAGCACAGCAAGGTATCGACATCGAAGCAGAAGTAATGGCGGCATTAGCCCAAGAAATTACTGCTGAAATCGATCAAGAGATCTTAGCATCTTTGAGAGCATTAGCGGCTACAGAAGAAACATTCGACCAATCTGCTGTATCAGGTACTGCAACATTCGTGGGTGACGAACACGCGGCGTTGGCTGTATTGATAAACAGAGTAGCGAACAAGATTGCTCAACGTACAAGAAGAGGAGCAGGTAACTACGCAGTAGTATCACCACACTCTTTAACTATACTTCAATCAGCAACAACTTCAGCGTTCGCAAGAACAACTGAAGGTGCATTTGCGGCTCCAACAAATAACAAATTAGTTGGTACGTTAAATGGTGCTATGAAAGTATACGTTGACACATATGCCTCAGACGCAACACCAGTATTGGTAGGTTACAAAGGTGCATCAGAATCAGATGCGGCGGCGTTCTACTGCCCATACATTCCGTTGATGTCTTCAGGCGTTGTTCTTGATCCGTCAACTTTCGAACCGGTAGTAAGTTTTATGACTAGATATGGTTATATCGAGTTATCAAACACTGCGTCATCACTTGGTAACGCGGCAGACTACTTAGGCGAAGTAGCGATCAGCAACGTTTCATTCTCGTAATAGAGAGCGAAGCAACAAATTTAAAAGGGCGGCTTTATGTCGCCCTTTTTTATTGACTGAATATTCAGATTGACAAATATTCTATTGATGCTATAATATATTTTGGTATGATGTTAGACATAATAGTAAAATCAGTAGTAGGAGGAATAATTATAGGTGTGGTCAGCACACTTGCACAAAAACATCCTACGGCTGGTGCATTCATAATGGGCATACCTATTGTAAGTTTTATCACTTTGATTATTATGCAATACAGTGGAGTTGACTTTGAGACACTTAAAACATTCAGTTATCAGACAGTGTATTTTGTTTTAGTGAGTCTTCTTTTCTTTCCTATATTTGTTTGGATTTATCCCATGGGATTCTGGCTGGCACTTTTTTCAGGAGCGATTCTTACAGGATCAGCAATGATAATCCTAGCAAAATTAATTGCATAATTTATTCACATTTTTTTTAAAAAAAGGTTGACAAATATTTTAAAGATGCTATATTGTACATATAAGCATTAGGAACGTAATTAATTCCTAATTATAGTGCAAGGAAGAGGCCTTTACCAGAAGGGTCGAACTTGACTAACCAGGGGTGGTACCCAGGCTTTACATGGAAAACATGGGGAGTCACATCGAAGTCACTTTCGGGGTTAGGTTGTACGTATTAGAATGGTATTCCGGTACGTGCTTGTAGGTGTAA